CCACCGCCACTAGAACCGTTGCCACGGAATTCATAAGACTTAGGATCCTTGAAGACGTTCCAAGCGTGCTTAAGGGAATCAATAAAGCCCATAACTCACCTCCTTCCCGAACGTGGTGACATTCGTCATTATTCGAACGCCTCCTTGTTGATCTTGTATGCAATCCAGGCATCCATCAAAGCAGCAACGTTGTCGATCTTTTCTTCGTAACGCTTCTTCCAAAGTTTTCGATTACCGTTGGTATCCTCAAGAGTGATGGCGTTACCCATGGCAAAAGACATAAGTTTCTCGTCAAATATAAGAAATTTTTGTTCACTAAGAGTTTTTAACTCGCCCAAAGGAACCGATTCAGTTCGAGAACCTTGAATGACTTTCTCGATACCGAAAGGACCGTTATCTTGTTCCCAACGAGTAACAAATTCCTTAGCATTGTATGGGTCAAATCCCAAACACCGTACGTCGTATTCGTGTTCGATGATGAAATCGTCTAAATCTTCATAAACTTCCATCATATCAAGAATTGTGCCCTCCATGACATGGAGGCTCTTTTCATTGATAAACTCTTCGTATTTCAAACGAGAAGCCGAAGGAAGTTTCTTTAAAGTCAATGATGTAATGTAGCTTCTAGTCTTCACGCCAAATTTACCATTACGTCCCATGGGGAATAAGAACGTAAAAGCACAGAAGTCGTCTCCTTGAGAGAGGTCGGCACCCAAAGAACAAGGCATACCATTAAAAGATCGACGACTATGTGGTAATGTTTCCTCATAAGTAAAGAAATATGTGTATCCCTCCATAGGGATGCCAAATCTCTTAGCAAGAATATCATTTCTTGCTGCCGGAACCTTTTCGGCTCTCTCAACATCACGCTGATATACATCATAAGATACAGTCAAACCGATGTTTGGATTTGCTTTCGGCCACATTCGAGGATCGGCGACTTCTTTAATATCGTCCAATCGATAGTGCCATATAGAAATTTCAGGCGCTTCTTGTTCTCCTCGAAGAATTTGCGCCAACTCTATTTTAATACTGTCCCCACTACCATTACGAACAGTTCCTTCAGAACTTACCGCAACGATAAGATATTCAGCACCATCTTTACTTGCGCCTTGTTCAATGGCACCGATAACATCTTCTCGAACATCACCGGAAAGCCATTCATCAACCGTAGAATACTTAGGACGAAGACCTTGAAGTTTATCAATAGACATAGGTCGTATTTCAAGTATGGAATTCGTCAAGAAATTCTCGATCCCTTTTTTAGTGGACACCAATTTCTGGCGCAAAGATCGAGAACCGGTAGTATTCTGCAAGGAACCTTCAGTAAGGAATTGAAATAACGGCCCTTTAGATCGAACAATTGCCGTTCGAATAGGGGACATCACTTCATCAGCTTGTTTCATAGTTGGAGCAACAGTGATTTGTTTAGTAGTATCAGTATCACAGTTGAGAAAATAACTTTGAAGACAAGATTCATAAAGAGATTTTGCTGCTCCTCGAGCAACGATGAGATATTGTTTTTTTACTAATCTCTTGAGAACGTATTTCTCTTTAAAAATCCCGCCGAGAGGATGTGATGGGTCAGAAACATACACCATCTTTTTTACATAGTGATACCAAGACAATAGTTGTTCGGCCCACAATTTAAAAGAGGGAAGAAGAACCAGATCGCCGCCATCGGTTAACGTGAGTTCGTTTTCACAAAAAAGAATCCAACCTTCGATGGCTTTATCGTCATAATAGTAACGAGGGTCGGCAATGAGCGCATCGATCCGATTCATCTCCATGGAAATTTCCTCGTTGACAGGAATTTCCCCCCGCATTACGGCATTACGGAACATACCGTAATATATTGGAGTTGCCGTATTCGATAGCGCCATTACAAAACCTCCTTTCTATTTCGATCCGATCGCTTTGCTTCCGGCTTCAATGATATGACCATCGACAAATTTATAGCTACTTCGACTCGAAGAAGTTTTTGTCATTTTCTGACGGATAAGATGAGAAATAACTTCTTTACCAACTGTGGTCAAAATATCGAGCATGAACTTGCGTCGTTCATCTTTCTTCTTATTCAGCTCACTCATCGCTTCGCTGTATTTTTTCTCCATATTCAATCGATTATTCAAAGTTCTCAGTTCGCCATCGCTAAGTGTACGAACTCCACCTCGCTGCGCACGTTTACGAAGCTCCGAAACTTTAGAAGAATCTGGAGAGTCTGCCCCACCGCGGAGTTTATCGCGAATGATTCCCCAACGCATTCCTTTGGTACCGAAATGCTCAAGAATATCTTTAGCGGAGATTTTCCCCATATCACCCATACGAACTTCATCCATTGATTTCTCTACAAGCATGAATTCTGGGCCGGAATAATCTCCTGTCCACAAAGCAATGCGATCGAAATTAATCCAACTAATTCCTGGATAATCTCTATCGTCTTGAGGAGCTGGAGAACTTGGATATCCCATAGTCAAATGCGGAGTAAATTTAGGGTACTGTGGAACAGAATTATACATTCGATAAAGTTGATCATCCTGAAGAAGATACGACCTGAATTGTTCGAGTTTTTGGAGGTTATAATCCCCAAAGAACAAGACATCAGCGTTTTCGGGACCAAGAGTTCCACGACGATCAACACTCATGCCAAATTTATAAGGCATGCTGGTGGAAATAACATGCTCAAGGTATTCAAGAATATGCATTCGTTGTGGATCATCGATTACATCCCCCAAATAACACAAAGTCATATGGGGAATTTTTTCACTTGAAAGCTTCCATACAACATCGTCTACCGATGGAATGGCTACAATCACACAAGAGTTTCCCGCGTTATCCATGTCTTCTCCATTAAGCTAAAACGAGGAGCGGTATATAGGAATATACACTACCTTCAGTACTCGGATCGATAGTTGCTGGGAACTGAGGCGTTCTTGTGGGGGCAACATAGACCCGGCGATGAGTGGTAATATCTCCTCCGTTATAAACTGTGGTGAAACCTCCATGGGAAACGTAGAGAATCTCGGCCGAGGCATTTTCTATGGATATACCCACACGAACAAATCTTCCAGAAGATTCGGCTGCTATTGAAGAAGCCAAACTCTTCATTTTCCAACCGGCAGTCTGCCATAAGTTGTTATCAGTGGCTCCGGTATCTTGGAGAAGAACGCCGGCGTCTGTATATACAGCAAATCCATTGTAGCCAGAACTCGGAGGGGTTCCGTTGGCGGAGATGATATACAAGCCGACTTTGGAAATGACCTTTCCTGCAGGAACCCACATACGAACCATCCAGTTACCCACAGTACTGGATTGATTTGCCGATTCAATCGGTATGCTGGAAGCAATGAATCCATATCCCTCGAGAGGATACACTCCTCCACTAGGCCCTGGTTCTCCATCGGCACCATCTACACCGTCTGAACCATCGATTCCGTTGGTCCCATTAGTACCGTCGGTTCCGTCCGCCCCGATCAAAGAAGTAAGCCATTCAGATTCTGTTCCGATAAAACCATTATTCACGGCCACTTGATATGCAGATATACCTTGTGAACCATCAATACCATCTACACCATCAGAACCTGCTAGAGAGGTCAACCATTCGGATTCTGTTCCGACAAAACCGTTATTTACAGCTATCTGATAAGCGGAAAGACCTGATTCCCCATCATTTCCGTCTACTCCGTCAGATCCTATTAAAGAAGCCAACCACTGAGATTCTGTTCCGACAAAACCGTTATTTACAGCTATCTGATAAGCGGAAAGACCTGGAGAACCATTAGTTCCGTTGGTTCCATTAGTTCCATTAGTTCCGTTGGTTCCGTTGGTTCCATTAGTACCATCGGTTCCCGGCGGACCCACTAAAGAATCAAGCCATTCCTCAACAGTTCCAACAAAACCATTAGCGACAGCAACTTCATAGGCAGAATCGCCATCAGAGCCCGCACCAGTCAGGTAATCCAAATTTACCCATGTGTTGAGACCATCGCCAATTTTCAGTTTATTGGTGTCAATTTCAAAGCCAGGCTCTCCCAAAAGAAGTCGTGGATTTTTTGACGTCCAATTAGCAGCAGTGTCTCGACGTAATCTAAACCTTATTCCTCTTGTAAGATCCACAGCTCCTCCTAGGAACTTCCACCATCGAGAATAAGATCTCCGATGGGAAGACTTGGTGGATTGGGGTTAACCCATTCGGTTGTTTCTCGGACAACGTTCATTCTCCAAGCAATCTCGTCAGCACGCTTGTTAAGCGCATCAATCAGATAGCTTGTTTGGGCGGGATCAAAGAGAAGTTTAACCCGAAGGAAAATATAAGTTTTCGCATCGTTTAAAAGAAGATTATCACCGAGGAATTGGTCCCATGTGGCGGTATCATCCTCGATCATGAATCCATTCTCAGGCCCAATACCCAATTGATTCAAGGTGGGAAATACTGAATTAATATGAAGAATTAATTCATCATCGAAGTCCACGTTATCTTCGACCACACCAAGCATTTTCTTCACACTAGTCAGGATACTGTTCACATGGGACCTCCTCTCTTGCTAGAATCGATTCTCATTCAACCGTCGCTGAAGAGCGACGATCGTTCGAGAAGTAGGAACGCTCAGGAAACCATCCACAGGACACTTAAGATAACGCTGAAGAGCCTCGATAGTCCGAGTACGATGACCATCCTGACGGATTCCCTCTCCATCAATCTGAAGACGGTAATCGACGATCCTCAGTTTCTTCTGAACCGCCCGAACCAGAGCACTATCTTTAGAGTCGATCTTGCCATCCACCGGA